ATCGCTAGTTTGGGCGTACATATTAGAATATAGAATCTTACCTGTGCTGGTAATATCGTTTGCACCCATGCCTAAACCACCAGACATAGTTCCACCTGTAGTAGCTAGGAATCCTACTGTGGCTAATGTGTAATAGCCTAGTGAGTTCCAAGCGGTTGTGCCAGTACCTGCTTTTAATTTTAGTGTGTCTGTCTCTAAGCCCAGTTCACCCTGAGCTAGTGTAGGGTTTGCGCTCGTCCAATCTGAAGCGGTGTCCCTACGAATTTGAATGATACTAGCCATTACGCTGTGCCTCCATCTACTAATTGAGTTGTTAGATAGGTAGAGTTAGCAACTCCCCCATCTATTTCAAAACTGATTTTTCTATCTATCTGTGCTTGTGTGTAAGTATTAGCTAAGTTAAATGCGCCATAAGATATTATATCTACTATGTCTCCTACTGTTGCGCCTGTAGCTAAAACTACACTAGTTCCTGACGTACCTGTAAAGTCCGTAGCTAAAAGTAATTTTATTCCGTTCAGATATACATCAACAAATCCTGCATCATAAGTAACAGAAAAGGTAGTCTGGTTAGCGGTTGCTGTGTATACGACTCGTTGTGATGTTCCGTTAACTGCTGAACCAGCATCAGCCCAACTTGAGCCATTGTAAACTCTCATAGAGTTTGCTGTTGTGTTAAAGTAAAGTGCGCCTGTGATTAAGGAATTACCATCATTATCAACACCTACGTTTGAGCTTTTTGCCCCAAGATAGCGGTCATCAAATGAGTCGAAAGAAGCTGCGGCTGCTGTAGCTGAGTTAGCTGCACCCGTGGCTGAACCAGCCGCACCTGATGCACTATTAGAAGCAGCCGTGGCAGAAGTTGCAGCATTACCTGCACTTGTTGCAGCAGCCGCAGTAGAACCAAATAGGGTATCAGTATAGCCTTTAGTAGACGCATCTTGAGCTTGGGTAGGATTAGCTACACCTGTTATCTTGTTGGCACCCATTGCTAGGACACCAGACAAGGTGCCACCACTTAGATTGAGCTTGTTACCACCACTTCCTCCAGCGTCAACGTAGGCTTTTGTAACAGCGTCTGTGCCAGCCGTAGGCGTACCTAAGCCTGTGATCTTGTTAGTACCCATAGCAATGGCACCAGTCATGGTTCCACCTGCCTTAGGTAGCTTTGTAGCCAGTGCAGCAGTTGTAGTAGACGCATAGTTAGCATCATCACCTAAGGCGGCAGCTAACTCATTCAGGGTATCTAATGCTGCTGGTGCTGAGTCTAAAACTGCAGCAACTTTTGAATCTACGTATGTCTTGGTAGCAGCATCTGAACCTTGTACAGGATTAGATAGACCTGTTATCGTAGCAGATGTACCAGCATTCATATCTAACGAACCATTAATGGTCACGTTGTTAAATGCACTAGCTCCAGAACCTGCAGTTACGTTACCTGTAACATTACCAACAACATTACCTGTAACATTGCCTCCCAAGTTACCTGTAACATTGCCTGTAACTGCACCAGCAATTGGCCCTACAAAGTTAGTAGCACTTACTGTTGTACCTACTACTGTACTAGGAGAGGCAGCACCAATCTGTGCAGCATCAATGTTACCACCATTAATGTCTACACTAGCTAATGTTGATAAACCTGTGACACCTAAGGTGCCAGCAATGGTTGCATTCTCATGCACAGCGAGAGTATCAATGTAGCCGATACCATCAATGTATAAGTTCTTGAACTCAGCACCAGCAGCACCAAGGTCTATGTCGTCATCACTGACAGGTACAAATGCCCCATCTTGAATGCGTAGTTGCTCTACTGTTCCTGATCCTACTTGCGAGAAGAATCCAATTCGATTATTAGTAGTATCAATTACTACTTTGTTTAATGCATCAACGTCTGCAATCAAAGGAACAAAAGCACCCTCAGTAGAAGTGCCATCATGCTTGTGACCCGTTGCATGAATAAAAGCATCACGTATAGAATTGTATTCTGCGTTAACGGGTGCCGCTTTGATTACTGCGTTTGCAGTTATGTCTGCAACAGATTGTCTAGTATAGCCAGCCATTTTATCTTAAATCTCCAGTGCCATAGGTTAACACTATGCCCTGTATGCTATGACTAGCATCAGTGCTATTAGTTACGTATTTAAAAGATACAGACTTACCAGAACCTGATATGTTAGTACTCTGTATCGGGGATGGGTTACCACTATATATAGCAGTGCTATCGTACAGAGCTTCATTAAAATAAGCTGCAGCACCTTTAGTAGTTAACGTATAGTTAGTTGGGTTCAAAACATTAATATCCTCGTAGTCATATACGACAGATAAGATAAGTTCGTTATCACCTTCTGCTCTAAGATAGGTATTAACTTTGTGGAAGATTTTACGCTGCTCTGGATTCTCCATGTATAGGTATGGTGTTTGATACACACTGAATATTTCTAATCCATTAAATGAATTACCAGTTTCTTGCTTGTGTACCTTACCATCCGATGAACCATGTATTACAAATTCAAATTGACCTAGATACCCACTAGCGGCACAGGTAGCTTCCATCCCTAATAGCTGCCCGAACTCAAATGAGAATCCTTCTGGGTTCTGACGTATGCCCCCAATAATACCTTGCGACTCAGATGCTGCAAAGAATATACGAAACTGTGACTTCTGACGAATGACAACAGACGATAAACCATTCAAGTCTATAGTCAATGCAATGTCAGTAAACAAAGATTGAATGTTCTTTGATACAGTCTCTAGTTCTACGTCACCAATTTTACTTGTTCCACTAATAGGGCGCATTCCGTCTTGACTAAGGAACAACAAGTCTCCACCTATCTCAATGATACTATCAGTAGCAATGCAACCTAAGTCATGAGTAATGCCTGTCACTACAAAGTCTGTAGTGCTTGTACCCTTTAAAGCTTTTATGGTGTTAGTACCAAAGATGTATAGTACATCTCTGAATTGCTTAATAGCTACTACAGGAAATCCTACGTTGATTACACCAGCACCACTGGCAGTAGCAAAGTTAGTCTCTAATAGTGGAGCACTAAAGAACAACTTAGTAGGATGGGCAGGGTCACCTGCAAGAAATAAATGGTTAGCATAATCTACAGCGTACTTAGGATCTGTAGGTGCAGCACTATGTGTTATCTGTGTGTATGTAGAACCATCGTAGGTAGCAGCAGGATTGATACCATCTGTTAATACTGTCTTCTGAGATCCGTAGTTAATGTTAGCAAAGCGAACCTTGCTTACTCCTGTCATGGTAGGCGAACCTGAAGTACTAACTGCTACCCATGCAGATGTAGATGTATTGTAATAGTGTAGATAGTTGTGACCTGATGAAGGCTTACGACAGCCTAGTATGCCATTGTTAATTCCATTTATTACATTAACACCTAGCACAGACCCTGTTCCAGCAATAGTTCCGTATGTATTTGTGAACCCACTTATACGCCTATAGCCGCCCGTTGTGGCAGCTTCATAGTTAATAAGGGCAATGGCACTACCAGGAGATTGCTCTCCCTGTGCTAGTACATCTCGACTAGTATCTAAGCCGCCTCTGCACATTACTTTGTTTACTGATAATTGATCTGCCATGTAGCTATGCCCCTGCAGCAGTACGTGTTCTAGTTCTCACAATGTAGGCTGATCGCATATTTAACTTGTCGTCCATTAGTACGTTACGCATTGCCTTGATACCATCTTCAAAGGTCTTCTCATGCATAGCAGCACTCTGAGTGTTAGAACGGAATTGCATCATGTACATCATAGCACCATCTATGACTACGTGGCTGAAGCGTTCTGGTATAATGCTCACATCTGTATATACGTTTAAAGAAGCAGGTACTATCCAGTAGGTAAACTCTACTTCATATGTTGCATTAGGAGATGGTGTAACACCAAAAGCACTGCCGTATGTTTGGAATACCTGAGATGGAATACCTAAGCCAGTAGAAGGGGCGGTATCATCTGATGCCCTACGGGTCATAGTGTACTCTTCATAGGAGATAGCATTTAATACTCTTGGAGTATTGTTAGCCGATGCTAACTTTTTAATATAGAATGTTCCCCAGTCAGCACTTGAATAGTCTGCTGGAAAGTTGTATGTGGTTACGCCCTGTGAAAGCGTTTGTGTTGTTGTAGTTTTAATGAAAGGCCACTCTTGACCATCTTGTAGTATGCGTCTGATACTGCTATTGATAGCGTCCTTAGCTAGAGCTTGGACATTTCGTACTGTATCAAAGCCATCACCACCAGCATCAATCTGCACTTCATTGAGCCTTCTAAGAACTTCATTTGCCAATGCGACATAAGTTGCCATGATAATTACTCTTTACATAATAAAAGAAAGGGGGCAGATTGCCCACCCCCTCAGTGACAACGCTTAGGCTACGTTGTATTTTGCAGTGATGATTGCTTCTGGCTTTAGGATCTTACGACCATAAAGATGCATACCACGTACAATATCAGCAAAGCTATCTGGATCACGATAAGTTTCAGTCTTGTTGATCTGCTGTGCAGTAGCAACGGATGAATCATGACCTGCAACAATAACACCATAGTTAGTGTTTTGGTTAGCAGTACCAGCAGTAGCTGAACCTGTACCTACCTTAGGAAGGTTGTTAGAAACATATACACGGAAACCATGCAAGTTGTCCAACATCAAACCATTACGTAGTCCACCTGACTGTCCCCAGTCCATGTTCAATAGACGAGAATCTTCGTCAGCTAGGATTTCTTGGAATACAGAATCCACAACCAACCAACGACCTTGCTTATCAACATTGTTCTGATCCATCAAACGAGCCATACGAGCTACCATTTGCAACGGAGTTGCAGTAGCAGTAGCAACAGAAGTTGCGCCAGCTAAACGAGCAGCTAGTGGGATAGAGTGATCTCCAGCAGAACTAGTAGTAATGTTACCAAAGCTACTTTTGATTAGCTTGTTAGCTGTAAGTAGTTCATCACTACCAGCAGAAGCAACAGCCTTAGTACCAGATACTACGTTGTTAACAGCACCTGCATTAGCATGTAGCGCAGATTGCTTGTAACCAGACAAGTAACCCAAGATTTCTTGGTCATACTGGTCAGCCAAACGATAGGCCGCACGATTACTAGCCATACTTAGCCAGTTGATGTGGGTCTGTTGCTCTTCAATGTCATCCAGTTTAAATGCAAAGTAGTTAGACTTGTCTACAGTTAAAGTGAAATCAACGTCAGTTAAATCCTGAGTAGCGATAGCAGTACCACGGGTGTATGCTAAGACACTAATTTCAGGCTCTTTAATAATACGTACAGAATCACCAGCGTTGGCAATCTCACCAAAGTAATCACTGTTAGTGATCGCTTCGCAGACTGCTGACTTACGAAATTCCATCTGTACTTGTTTGCTATAAATTACAGGTGAAAAATTACCTGAGTTTAAGTTGGTATAACCGCCAGCTTTTGCAAAAGCCATGATATATACTCCTATATAAATTAGTATGGAGCTATTACAATATCATAGAGGCTGTCGTTAAAGGGTGCAGGATACTTAAGTTGATCGACTTAGTGTAACACTGGGCCTTGTCTGAGCAGGTTTGTCTACTTACTATTGTGATTGCTTATATGTTACACAAGGATTTGCAGAACATATTTTGTTACTTGGTGTAGGGTAGCCAACTGGAGCCTACTCCTCTGTAACGTACTAATGTAACCAGAGGATCAGTCCAGTTACACTAGTGGGTTAAAATACAGTTATACTGATTTTTAGTTAAATGTCAAGCATTATTTTAATTAAATTATGATTAACGTGCCTTACCAGATACATCGTATATAAAGTTACCACTACGCATTGCCTTAGCAATAGCATCTTGATTCTCTTCATACGTGTTTATAGTCATGGCAGCTACGTCAGACTCAAGGAATTGCTGCTCTCCTGAACCTTCTGTAGGAGAAGAACCACCACGGGAACTTACTTCCTGTGCAGCACCACGGCTGTTGCCCTTCTTTGCTTTATTCTTCTTAGTAATACCAGCATCTAACTTATACAAGTCAATTGCTCTGGCAGCACTAGTAGCATCAGCCTCATTGTGATACAAAGAATCCTGTACCCACTTTGGCTGTGCATCTACCCAATCGTGAAACTCGTCTTGTTCACGGATCTCTTCAAAGTCTGGGTGGATCTGTAGTAACTTAGCTTCTGCTTTCCCTTTGTTTGCACTGAGTTGTAGATCGTCAATCTCTTTCATTCGACTGGATAGAGTTTCGTTCTGATCCTTAGCTGCCTTCAATGCCATTGTCTGCATGATGTTGGCTACCTGAGGATACTTACTTGCCCACTCTGCTATCTCTTCTTCTGTGCTAGGTAATTCCATATCACCTGTTGATGTAGATTTAAGTTCACCTTTGAGAGATTTAATCTGCTCTTCAAAGTCACTCTTCTGTTCCTGTTGATGCCTACGTAAATCTCCATACCGCTTCTTGAAAGATCGCTCTTCTGCTGTATCAGGAGTTTCATTGTCAGCCTTCTCTTCAGAGGACATATCTTGCTGTGCTTTCATATCTGCTAACTCAGCTTCATCTTCATCCATACGTTGTTGCTTAGTGTTAACTCGCATGAATCCTTTTACTTCCTGCTTCTTTGCTGCTTGCATTGTTTCCATGATTTACTCTCTTGTTGGGGCTAACAGTGGGGAAGGTACAGTATTGTACCCCCCGATCTTAGGTAGCCAATAAAGGGTATTAAGTGCGTTTCGCTGCCAAAGCTCCCTTTTTAGCTTGTGCTTTCTGTTTTGCTTTCTTCTTAGCTGCTAGTCCTGATGTGTTATCCATACGCATCTTTTTGACTACTGGCCTTTTCTTTGAGGCTAGGCCACCATAGGCTGCGTCAAATCTACCACTGTTTTGTTGATCAGCGTCATCTATTTGTTCTTGAGTAACTTCTACTTCTGCAGCCCGTTGCTCTGCTCCAGTATTATCACCCCCACTATTAATAGTAGTCTGACTCTGCTGTCTCCTTTGCTGGTCTGTTAACGCAGCTTGAGCTATAGGATCTAGTTTTTTCTTTAAACTATTCTCCCTAGCAAAAACAAGGTTAGCTGCAGCATCCTTTGCATCACTTTTAATTTTATCTTCTTTTACTTTCTGTATGTCATTCTTAATTGACTCGGCTAGGGTTATTCCACTGTCACGAATCCGATCCTCATACTCTTTAATTACTTCTGCAGGATTTTGACCCAGTTGCAATGCTATTCTAGTAAGCTCCTCTTTTTCTGCTTGTGTTGTAATTGAGTTCGTATTCGTATTCGTAGCTGTAGTGCCTAAAGTTCCTGTAGTTCCTAATGCATCTTCCTCGTCTAACATACGCATTAAGTCTGATTCAGCTTGAGATACTACATTAGCAGAGGGTATGCCTGTAGTAACAGCAGAGGAAGCCGTAGGATTAACACTAGTATTACTTTTAAGTTGAGAGTCTTTAATATCTACTTTGGGTGTAAGACCAAATCCATAGTTGTCACTACTACCTGCTACCTCGTACCCAGGCTCTGTAATGCCCATCAAAGGCCCAAGTACAGGAGGAGATTGAACCATCTCTCCACGTTCTTTTTTACTCATTGCATCTACAGGCGCAGGAGTACCTGCTATATTTTTAGATTCAAGGCCAGATCCATAGTTGTCAC